CCACATGGTGTGGTGGAAAGCCCTCTTGCCGCTGGGAATCGAGCCTGAAATCGTCGTCGGTGCGTTCTGGAACCAGTGCCTCACGCGATCGATGAAGCAGGTCATCAACGACTGCGAATACATCCTCGCGATGGACTACGACTCGTTCATCCTCCGCGAGGACATCGAGCAGCTCTTCTCCCTGGCGATGGTCTTCCAGTGCGACGCGCTGGCCCCGTTTCAGACGAAGCGGGAGGACGGCCGGCCGATGGTCACTCCGCTCGGGTCGTTCCGCCCCGGCGAGAAGCCCGGGCCGACGACGCTCTCGAAGGAATGGTTCTGTCAGCCCGTGCAGGAGGTCGACGCGGCCCATTTCGGCTGCACGGTGATCTCCACCGCCGCGCTGAAGCGGTGCCTCAAGCCCTGGTTCCACGGTCGCCCGAATGCCGACGGCGAGTGGGAAGACGGCCGGATCGACGACGACATGGCGTTCTGGCAGCAATGGCGTGCGAGCGGCCTGAAGGTCCACGTGACTCCGCGGGTGGTGATCGGCCACGGAGAATATGGCGTGACGTGGCCCGGCGCCGACCTGAAGAAGCCCGTCTACCAGTCGTCGAGCGAGTTCTGCCGCACGGGGAAGAAGCCCGAAGGGATCTGGCACATCGAGGGAGCCGACGAGGAAACCCCATGAATTACCGATCGCTCGTCCGCCTGACGCAGCCGACCGTCGAGCCGGTGTCGCTCGCCGAGGCGAAGCTCCAGATGCGGATCGACACGACCGCCGAGGACGCGTTGATCCTGTCGCTCATCGGAGCGGCGCGGGAATGGTGCGAGGCCTACGCCCGGCGAACGTTCGTCCACACGCAGTGGAAGATGACGCTCGACGGCTTCCCGGTCGACATCCGTCTCCCCCGCCCGCCGGTGGCGACGGCGACCGGGTTCACGGCCGTCGAGATCTCCTACGTCATGTCGGAGACGATGCAATCGGTCGTGCTCCCGTCGAGCCAGTACCGCGTCGACCGGGCCGCGACGCCGGGGATCATGCGGACGCTCTACGGGCAGACGTGGCCGCCTCACCTGATCGATTTCAATTCCGTCTCGGCAACCTGGTGGGCGGGCTGGGGCGAGGATGGCACGAAGGTCCCGAAGGTGGTTCGCCCGGCGATGCTGATGCTCATCGCGCACCTCTGGCAGAACCGCGAGATGACGACCGCGGAAGCTCTGAACGAGGTGCCGATGGGCACGAAGAAACTGCTCGACACGATCAAGTTCTACGAGTATTGAAATGCCAACCGACGCCGGAGATCTGAAGGAACGGATCCGCCTCGAGCAGCCCGTCTCGGGGACCAACGAGACGGGCGAAACCGTGCTCACCTGGCAGCTCGTCGCCGAGGTGTGGGGCAAGGTCGCCCCGGTGACCGGTCGCGAGCTGGTCGAGTGGGGGCAGGTGGTCGGCACGACGGCGTGGCGGGTGACGATCCGCTACCGGCCCGGCGTGGCCTCGAAGATGCGGATCGTGTTCCGCGGGCGGGTCCTTGAGATCGGCCAGGTCCTTGAGGTCGACCGGTACAAGTACCTCCAGCTCATCTGCACCGAGAGGGGCACCTGACATGCCAGACAACACGCCCGATACCGAGGTGATCTGCCACCCGGGGCCGGTCATCGCCGCCGTGCTGACGACGCACGGGGCGACGGCCCCGCTCCTCGGAACGCGGGTCAAACCGGTCATCGCCGCGCAGGACACGCCCCCGCCATTCGCGGTCTACACCGTCGAGGACTGGGCCACCGATCCGGCCCTCTCGGGCACGACGAAACGGCCGCTGGTGCTGATGTCGGTGAAGCTCTACGCGACCAGCTACGCCGAGGCCCACCGCACCGGGCGCGCCGTCCGCAAAGCCCTCAACGGCTACTCGGGTACGCTCGCCGGGACAACGGTGACCTCCTGCCTCTACCGGACGCAAAAGGACGGCGTCGAGATCCCGCAGGATTCCCAGATGCTCCCCTGGTACACCCTGACGCAGTTTTACGCCTTTCGCATCGAGGACTCGACATCGTGAGCGGCGGCCTCGACCTGTCGATCGAGCACAGCGCCCAGAACAAGATCCGGGCGGTGTTTGCCGGTTTGGAACGGGGCACGGCGATTCTCGCCCTGGAGCAGGCCTGCGAGCGGGCCGCGCAGCCCGGGCTGTCGGCGCTCCGGGCCGAGGTGGCAACGATCGGCCGGGTGACGGGGAATCTGGCCGCGTCGGTCGGCGTGAAGACGAAGATCTACTTGTCGCGAATCGGCCGTCCAACGGCGAAATTCGGCACCGCCGTGGTGCTCGTCGGGTTCATGAAGGACAAGGCCCATCACGCCCACCTGGTTGAGTTCGGGACGGGGCTCCGGGCCCGCCGGCAGTCCGCCGCGTTCTCGTCGAAGGGGCGGTTCGTGGGGGCCCAGCCGTTCGTCTCCCGGGCCCGGTTTGTGGGGCGGATGCCGGCCCTCCATCCGGTCGGGAAAGCCTTCCTGGCGTCGGAAGGGGCGATGAAGGCTTCCCTTGAGGCGGAGATGGGAAAGCTCATGGAGGCGGCGGCACGATCCGCGGCCGCGGAGGGCTGAAACTGCAAGGATGGCCCCCCGGCCGCCCACCATTGGAGGAACCACCCGCACAGGAGCCTCCACGATGGCAGCTGATTCCCAGGGCATTCCGATGGTGTTCGCCGGCGTCACCTACGAGTGTGACAACATCGACGGCGGCGGCTCGATCGAGATGAAGGACACCTCCTACACGGGGCAGGCCAGCGGCAGCTACAAGCGCATGCAGGCCGCGCCGCTCAAGGAAGCCCGCGACCTCACGATCGACTACTTCGGCACCGCGCTCATCGCCGAGGGTGCCACCGGATCGCTTTCCTGCGGCGTGTTCACGGGCACGGCGACCTGCGTCAGCTCGAACCTCGCCTATAAGGCGGGCGATCTCCAGAAGGGCAAGGGCACCTTCAAGTTCATCCCCTCCTGATCCTGATCGGGGGCGGCCGTGGCGTATGACTCTCAAGGATCCGCCGTCGTCTGGGGCGGCGTGACGTTGGGCGAGGTGGTGGCGTTCGACGCCACGGGCGGAAGCGCGGAAACGACCGAGGCGACCCCGCTGGCACAGACGTCGCGGGTGAAGCGTTTCAAGGTCGGCGACATCGACCCGGGCACGGTGTCGGTGGTCGTCCGCTCGCCGTTTGCGATCAGCGAGACGAACGTCGGATTGACGGCCACGCTATCAATCACGGCATCGGGTCACTCGCGATCGTGGCCGTGGGCAATGCTCAATGAGCCGCGATGGCGCGGGCAGACGAACGAGTACCAAGAGTACGGGCTGACTTTCAAACTCGGAGGGTGACGTGTCGCTGACCAAGGAACAGATCGAGCGGATCGACGACCTCTCGGCCAAGCTGGTCGAGGTCGACGTGCCGGAGTGGGGCGGGAGCGTGTTCCTGCGGCCGATGACGGTCGGCGAGCTGGACGCCTTCGCCAACGAGTCGATGCGGAAGCGGGAGACGGGCGTCGACAACTTCCGCTCGAAGGTCGTGGCCTGCTGCCTCTGTGACGCGAAGGGCAACCGGCTCTTCTCGGATGCGGAGATCGCTGTGCTCGCCGCGAAAAGCGGCCCTGTGATCGCTCGCCTCTACGAGGTCGCCGACAAGCTCAACGACATCGGGCCGCAGCGCGTGGAGCAAGTGGCGGGGAAATCCGACGCCGGCCAGACGGTTCCGGAACCTTCCGGCTCCGCCTCGCCGGCCACCTGAAAAAAACGCTCGCCGAGATCGACACGATGTCGGTCGCGGAGTTTCGGCTCTGGCGGGCATTCGATCGACACCTCGAACCGTTCGGCCGGGAGTGGCAGCAGATCTGGCGACTGATCGCGGTGCTGGCGAAGAAGCCGGATGGCTCGGTGCCGCGTGAAGACGAATGCACGCCGCTGATCCCTCCGCCGCTGACCAGGGAAGAACTCGAAGCGAAGCTCGCCCGCGTGATGGGAAGGTGACCGATGGCCGACATGGGACTCGCATTCCGCCTCTCGGCGAATTCCAGCGGCATGGCCGCTGGCATCGACCAGGCGGAGAAGAGCCTCAACCGGCTCGGCGGCACGACGGCCCGCAACTCCGCTGCCTTCCGCGAGGCGGCGAAGATCACTCGCGACGTGGCGACGCCAACGGAAAAGTACGCCGCGACGGTCCAGAAGCTCGACGGGTTCCTTGAGCGGGGGCTGGTGACGCAAGAGGTCTACGGCCGCGCCGTGGCGAAGGCCGACGCGGAACTGCGGGCGGCAACCGACAGCACTTCGAAGTACGCCGCGCGGGCCGGGGTGCTCGAGCGAGTCATCAACGGCGTCTCGGGGACCGTGCAGGGGGTGGCCGACGCGACGAAGTCCGTCTCCTCCGCCGGCATCGAGGTCATCAAGTTCGGCAAGGACATCGCGTGGACCTACCTCCAGTGGAAGGTCTTCTCGGCGGTGAAGAACCCCGCCGGCATCGCGCAGTTTGGCCTGTCGGCTCTTAAAACGGCCGGATACGCCCGAACGGCGATCCTGGCGGCAAAGGCGTTCGGCGTGGGGCTTGCCCTGACCGGCGGGAGCGCTGGAATCGCGGCGAGCGCGGTGATCGGGCTGACGAATCCGTTGATCGGCCTGTCGCTCTCGGCGGTCAACCTCACCCGGGCGTTCTTCGCGTCGCGCGACGCAACGATCGAAACGGCCAAGGCCGTGAAATCGTTGACGCTCGAAGCGGCGACGGCCGGGACGACGTTTCAAAACCTCTCGATCCAAAAGGCCCTCGATTCGGGCGTCGCCCGGGAAGACCTGATCCGCACCGGGGCGGCCATCTCCGCCCTCGACGTCGGCCACCTCCAGGGGCTCGGCGACGCGATGGATCGGTCGGAGAAGGCCGCGACCCGCAACCAGCAGGCCTACGCTGGCCTGCTGTCGACGCTCGGCTCGCCGTTCGTCGGCACGCTTGCGGCGCTCAATGACGGCACGGCGGCCCTGCGAAACGGATGGGCGGATCTGGTGAACGGCGTTGCCGCGATCGGTCGGCCGGTCGGCGCGGTGCTCCGTCCGCTCGGCACGCTCCTCGGCACGCTCGCCGAGGGTGCGTTGCGGACGGTGGGGGCCATCGGGCAGATCGGTGGCGTGGTGCTCCGCGTGGGGGGGCTGGCGACCAGCGTGCTCCTCTCGCCGTTCATCGTTGGCCTCAACAACACCGCCGACGCGATCCGCTCCGGTCTGGGGGCGGCGTTCGACTGGATGTCGTCGAAGATCGCGACCGTCAACGGCTATCTCGACGGGGCCTACAACCGCCTTTCGAAGCTCCCGCTGCTCGGGAAGATGTTCGCCTCGAACGAGGGCGGTTTCGCTGCCGCTGGGGCAGCGGCGGCGGCAGCTCCGGCGGCCGCAGCGGAAGCGGCGTCCGGCCCCGCCGGCGCGGCGGAGGCCGCAGAGAATTTCACGGCGGCGATCCGCCGACAGGAGCAGGCCCTGTCGTCGGCGATCGATCGGTCGCAAGCCTTCGGGCAGGCCGGCTTCGACGCGGCCGTGCGGTATCAGGAAGCGATCCGCGGCCTGCAGGGCGACCTTGAGGCGGGGATTCTCAACGAGACGAGCTACGGGCAGGCCGCGGAGAAAGCCCGGGCGGCGTTCGATGGGCAGATCGCCAGCCTTGAGGCCCGCGGCGCCGCTGCGAAAAAGCTCGCCGACGAAGATGCCGCCGAGGAGCAGGCCCAACAAAAGGCCCTCACATCGCAGGCCAACGCGTTCGATGCGGCGACGGCTTCCGCGGAGAAGTACGGGGCGGCGGGGGCGGCGGCGGTGGCCGAATACCGCGATGGGCTGCTCAAGCTCAACGAGCAGCTCGTCGACGGCCGGCTCAACCAAGAAAGCTACGGCCGCGAGGCCGACCGGCTGAAGGCGAAGTTCCACGACGAGGCGGAGATGCTGAAGCGGACCGCCGACGCGCAGCGAAAACGGGACAACGACATCGGCCGCCTTCAGGAGCGTGCCGGCGACGCCGGGGCGTTCCGCGCCGAGGCCGCAGCGAAGCTCGGGAGCCGCGCCGACGAGTCGCTCAACGTCGGCGACATCCGGTCGGCGGAAGGCATGGCGGCGTTCATGAAGCTCGCCACCGGCCGCGAGGATCCGGCGATCGCGGAGTACCGGAAGCAATTCGCCGCGTTGCAGGCGATCCAAAACGAGCTGCGGGCGCTGCAGGCGGCACCGCTCGAGATCGCCGGCGCGGCGGGAGGCTGATCGATGGGCATCAAAACGGTCGACGAACTTCCCCGCGGCCCGGCAGAACGTCGGTTCGGCGAGCCACCGCGGTTCGAGCGCCGGTGGGCAGTCGAGGTCGACGATCCAACGACCGCGGAAACGGACGTCGTCAACGCCGTGCCGGTCGTGTTCCTCGACCCGCACCCCGAGGCCCCTTACTGCCGGGCGTGGAATGTCGGCCGCGACTACCTCAACGGGAACCGCTGGCTGCACGTCGTCACGTGGCGCTACGAGGTGCCGAAACAAGCCAACTTCGACCCGAACCCGCTCGCCCGGCCAGACATCTGGAAGTGGAGCACCGGGGGCGTCCAGATCCCGGCACTGACCTATTACGACGAGGCGACGGACGCGATCCGGGCGCTCGTAAACACGGCGGGCGATTTCTTCGAGGGGCTCACGGAGGACGAGCCGACGCTGACCGCGTCGATCTCCGGCAACCGGGCCACCTACGACTACGCCCTGGCGACGTCGATTCACGGCGGGCTCAACAGCGTCCCGTACCTCGGGGGCGCGGCCTACACGTGGAAGGTTGACGGCATCGCCGGCGAGCCCGCCGTGGAAATCGTCAACGAACAGGAGATCCGCTACTGGAAGGTGGAGGCGGCGATCACGTTCAAGGCCAGCGGCTGGCCGCTGCGGCTGCCGAACATCGGATGGAACTACGTCTCGTCCGGCCAGAAAAAGCGGGTCTACGTGCTCGATCCCGACACGAACGAAAAAGTGCCCGCGACGAATCCGCAGGCGCTCGACTCGGGCGGCGGCCTGGTGGTGTCGTCCCCCGGCGAG